ATAAAACGACGATTCATTGCATCGTGACACAGCATTGTTTCAGTATTATGACCTTGTTCACTAATAAAAGGTATAGGCATATTTGTTGTAGCAACAACAATCTCGGGCTCAATCCAAACATTTCCTTTTAACTCTAAATTAGGATTTAAAGCTGTACGAGGTATATTATTGATAAAATCAATAATTTTTCGAAATGGATCTTTGGGAACAACAACTACTCGTGTAGCACCGAGATCATCAAATACTACTACCTTATGGGTAGTTCTGAATTCCGATTGAAATTCATCACCTTCATTCAAAACAATTAATTGTTCTGCATCAAGTTTTCCATGAATAGAGTTATAAAGACATGTTGCAAGTTTCATTGCAGCAAAACTTTTACCACATCCAGGATCACCAGAAATAATGATACCAAAAGGTTGACGGCGGATTAATTTCTTTCTTCTCTGTAGTTCAACTCGTGCAACTACATCTCGCGCTCGAGATATAAGTTGTACTTGTTTTTCCTGATGAGGAAGAAAAGGACTTAGGGCTTGCGCTTCTAAAAATGTGATATTTTCATTTAAAGCAGCTACATATTCTTTCGTTGTTGAAAAATCCAAACGAGAGAAATCTCCGCAGATTACAGAAGGTAACTCTGCTACTAATTTTCGAACATAATTCGAACAAGTATCAGAATCTTTGCAATCTAAACCCAATAACCGATGGACAGTATATAGACTAATACGTATTAGGAAATACAACGCACTAATCAACTGAGAAATATAAATAATAGATTTAGTATAAGTAAGTTAATTAATTTGCAATAATAATTGGGAAACTCAATCCAATTATCTACATCTAACATGTGTTCCTGTAGCCAACAGGGATGATAAATATCATCGACACTATGAAATACAAAAGCCTTTAAAATCCATGTTACAACATGTAGAAAAATGTATAGATTTTATGGTAACCAGATGTATTCACTCCTTTTCAACAAATATCACATAACCCGATGGAGTTCGGGCTGGTACGTTTTAAGTGGTACCGGACACTGTGCATAATAACTTATTGTATATATGCTTCCTTTACTTCATCAATAAGATCTTCATATCTTGGTAAATAATAACCATTAAATTTAAT